TTCGCTTGAAGTGGTTATATACCGCCACTGATAGGACTTTTTTAGCTCGCTCTTGTCCTATGACCGTTTCATCTAATCTCGCTTTAATTTCTGTTGGGGATAAAAGGTTATATTCTTCTTCAGCCGGTTCAAGAACTTTCGCGATTCGCCCTTCTTTGATTGCTGTTTTGGCAATAATTTCGTGACAAAGTATTATGCACTCATCGCAAATATTGGCAAGCACCGAAAGGCCAGTTATAATCTTTTTTACTTCGTCGCTGGTTTTTCCACAAAAAGAGCAACTAATATAAGAACGTCTATCCACCAAATCACTCATAAATCACCCTCCTGGATCTCACGACAGCAATGTTGTATAACACTTGTCGGTCTCTATAAATAAGTAGTCGTCAGCAATGTTCAGAAATATAGTATTTTGAGGTTAAAAGGTTTAAAAAAAGAAAGCCCCACCCAATTAAGGATGAGGCTTTCATTATTTAGCCGTTACTTAATCAGGGACTAAGCTCCAGACTCTCCAAACATACCGCGAACAACGACAAGACCGTACATATCGGGTCGAACCATTTTCTTGGCATATCGGGTCATGACGCCCTTACGAGGCACGAAGTCTTCCACACCAAAGATGGTGGGAGTAACTTGCAATGGAACGTAAGGAGAGTAAACATAACCACTCTCAAGGAAGCTGCTTCCTTTACGACCTACGAGAATAAGATTTCGCGGGAAGTAAGGATCAACATAAACGTCGTAACGTTTGCTCAAGGAACCAACTTGCTGTGTTCCAGCAGTACCTTTGCTATCGTCGTGAGTGACGTTAGCGCGGAAACCGCTTGTGAACTCAAGAATGTTGGCAACCTCGGGGGAAGTTACAACAAAGTTGGCACCGCCTCGCAGAGTCTTACGATGGATCTGAGCGGACACATCATTGATGGTCTCGCCAAGAGTCTCGTACCACTCAGAAACAGTACCAGTAAAGTCGGGAGCTTTCGCAGAAGCACCAACTTCGGCGCCGGTTTTCTTATCTACAAAAAGTCCGGGGGAACGTGACCAGTAGTAAGTAGCGCCTGTGGAGCCTTTAACAAGGTCTGTGAGAATCTCGCGATCAATCTCAAGAGCAATTTGCTCAGAAAGAATCGAAGTAAGCTCAACCTCGGCATCCAAGTTATGGTATGCGTTGAGGTCTTGACCAAGTTCCGGTGTCCACTTTGCTTTGAGCTTTTTAGTCATTGCGGTGACTGACACCGAATCGACTTTCAAGTTAATCTCGGGAATGTTTGACGTATCTTCCAATCCCCAGTCATCTTGGCCAACAACAGCGCCAATATCGTTTCCGCTGGAAGCTTTGGTAGAGCCATCAAAGTTGTCAATGATTGGGAATTGAAGAGCAGATGCTCCGCCAACCGTAAAAAGAACTTCTTTGCAAAGTTCAGCGGATACGCCATCAGCAGCAACAACCGCCAAAACAGAATCACTACTGCGATCTGCGGTGGCGCCGATTGAAGAACTAAACTGTGTCAAGCGACGAAGGTGATTCACCGAAGAACTGTTCGTAACCTTCAAAGCTGTGAGGTCATCAAAATTCATTCCAGTTCCATTAGTGGAACCAGTAAGTTTTGACCTTAGAATAGAACCAATAGCAAAGTTAGTAGTACCAGACGTAAACGCAGGATCATACTGTAGAATGCTATAGACTTTATCCAAATGTGCTTGTGTAGTGCCACCGTTAATGCCGCCTGTTTGGCGACCTTCAGTTCCGGCACCATAAGAACCAGAATAAAGAATGGTCCACTGAGTTGCTGTGTGTGACGCCGAAGGTGAGGAATAACCATTAGTTAGGTTATAAAATTGACCGGCATTGGTTCCAGTACCACCAGTCAAATCGACACCACCAGTAACCGCCTGACCAACAACATTGCCACCGTAAAGTGACTTGCCAGCGCCGGGTCCAAGACCATCACGTTGGAACGTGAAATCAAGGAAGAAGATGAGACCACTGGGTAGACTCATCGGTTGAACACTAACGAGATCGTTAGCGATCAAAGAACCAAAAACGCGGCGAACGATGGGGAATGCAACGGATGCAAAACCTTCAACGTCACCATTGCTCATGGCAGTAGCAGCTTCGCGAAGAAGCTCTTTGGCTTGGTTTTCAAGCAATCGAGCCATAGTACTACGACTATGATCGGCTTCCAAACCCTCAAGAAGACCTGTTTTCTCCCATTTATCTAGTAGAGCAGCGCCTTCCTTACTCATATCGCGTGAAACGATACCTTCTGTAAGTTTATTTAAAATGGACATTTTATTAACTCCTTTTATGTAATTTTATTTAATTATTTAAGTCCAGCGAGAGCTTTCATTCTCTCGGCAAAAGGATCATTATCCTTTCTTTTCTCCTCTTTACGAGGAAGGAATGCTGAAGAGCTACGAGTGACTACTTCGTTCAGTGATTCTGGAGCTTTATGCCGCTTGGCAGTTCCCACTGTACTTTGAAGAGTTTCAAAGATTACCTTTGCTTCTTCAACTGAATTGGTATTTTGTATAGCTTCAACAATTCTATCCTTTTGCCGCTCATTCAGGGAGACACTATCTAAAATACGATTTTGATATAGTAACTTAGCATTTAGCAAATTACTTTCATTAAGCTCGTTTTTAAGCTTATTAATGATTGTGCCATACTTATCAACTTTTTTCTCTAATCGCTGGGCTTTGCCATTGAGTCTTTTTTGTTCTTTGATAAGGTTTTTGTTCTTTCTTTTGTTCTCGAAATACAAGTCATCCTCTTCTGTAAAGATTCCTGTGTCTTCTGTTTCGAAAAGATCGTCATCTTCAAACAAATCTTCTTCTTCAAATAGATCCATTTCTTCGTCGAGATTATCTTCTTCCTGAAGACCTTTTAATTTATCAAACATCTGCTGGGCAGTTTCCTTGGGCTTCTTACTTCGCTTTCTTGGGCCGGGAACGTATTCAAATTCAGTTTGGGTTTGAGGAACTGTCATTGGTCCAGACGCATATTTGCCTCGCGAAAGGTCGCCGCCGTAACTGACCCTACTCGGATCGCCTTCTTCGTAACCTATCCCTGGAAATGGACCATCTGTTGTGCGAGCGAATTTCATTACGTCGTCTTCATAGAGACCGTCGTACCCGTCGTCTTCCTCGTCTATTAGCTCAACGCCTTCTTCGGCCAATGCTGAATCGTAAATGTCTTCGTCGATAGTGAGTTCTTCGTCAAAAAGGTCATATTCTTCAGAAACAACGTCATAGTCTTCGTCAAGAGGGTCGCCTTCTTCAAGGTCAATAACCTCTAGTACGTCATCTTCTTCAAAAAGTGGGTTTCCTTCGAAAAGAATTTCTTCGGCTGCGGAAAATAAGTTTTCTTCTAGCTTGGTAAGGTTCAGATCAACATAATCTTTTTCGTTAGTGGTTTGTAGGAAAGGGAGTTGCTCAAGAATTGAAGTTACATCGGCTGATGGTTCGCCTCCTTCCTCTGTGACGTCGCCTGTGTCGCCTTCCATGCCTGCCATTTCTGCCATAGGATCTTCGCCGCCCATTTCTGCCATAGGATCTCCGCCGCCTTCAGCGCCCATTCCGGCTAATTCTGCCATGGGATCTTCCTGCTCAAGAATTTTATCAACAGTATCTTTTATCTCTTTTTGGTATCTCTCTATGATGGCCTCTTGCGCGTTCTGCTGCGCGGCCTCTTTCAATTCTTTTGCATCGATAATGGCTTGTTCTAACATTGAAGACATAAATTAGCTCCTTTCGCTATGACTAATTAGTTTAAAGTAACCATAAATACCATTTTTTATTAGGGTTCTTTATAGGTGTTCCGTTGACGATGAAGTTTTTCGATCACTTTTCTCCTTCTTCGCCTTTCTTTTCTGCGCTTATCGGAGGGTTTTTCATAATAACGATTATTTAAGACCCTTTCTATTATACGCTCTTTTTTTACTTTTTTGTTGAAGCGCCTGATGAGTCTATCGAGAGTTTCGTCTCTAAACTTTGGTCTGACTTCTGCTCTCACTGCTCTAGACATATAAGCTCCTAAATCATATCCTTCCAACTTCTTCCTGAGACGGCCATAATGCCACTCAAATCTACTCCAGCGTCATTTGGATCTACGCCTGCGAGTGCGCCGCCTTGTCCTTGGGAATCAGGGGAGCCTGCTTGAGAAATCGGTTCGGTTCCTTCGAAAATGTCTGCTCCGAAGCCTGTGGCGTTCAGCATTTTTCGCTTTTGTTCTTTTAGTCTCCGCTGTTTTTCTTCGAGGATCTGTAGTCGTTGGGCGTCAAGTTCGCGATTATCAACGGTTTTTTTCTCCACAATGACGTTGGAGTTTAGTCCTCTTACCACTTCCGAAATAACGTTGGAAAGGAGACCGCCTTCAAGAAGGACGTCTTTTACACATTCCTCTACAATAGGTTTTAAAACTCTCTTAAGATCTGATTTTTTCATAGATTATCCTAGTTTAATAGCGTTAAGGGCGCGATTGATACGGTCACCTCTTGTAAAGTGCCCGTTGACAATACCTTGGCTCTCGTTCATTTTGATGCTAATCGTTCCAGGCTCCAGCATATAAGCGCCAGGAGCAGATGGCTCAGAAACTGCGTCAAAACAAATCAATTGTAGGTCTGGTTGGACAACTTGAACAGAATCGCCAGAGTCATCTTTTCCTTCCTTGAGAGAGCCTAACGCTCTTGAGGAAAAACCAAACTTTACTCCGCTATCGTAAAGTCCACGCAATATTTTGCCAGAGGGTGTTTGTAGTACTTTAATGGTTCCGATGACGTCATCACCGTCCCACCAAATTCTTGTGACCATATGAGATGCGTTCTTCAAATTGATGACTGAATCATCAGGATGGTCGCATTCGCCAAGTGCTCTATTATCTTTAACAAGTTTCTGGTAATTTTCGATTTCTCGTCTTAGGACGTCGAGGGGATAGGTTCTTCCGTTGCCATTTTTTGCGTCAGCTTGTTGGAGCTTTGCTGGAAACACAAGAAAGCCTTCAGTGACCATTCTTTTTTCAGATTCATTTAATAAATCTTGGCAGCCACGGTCATCACATTTTAATTCAAAAAACTCTCTCAGTAAAACTTGACTCATTGTCATTCCTTGATTGCGGTCTCACTCCGCATGATATAAGATCCGCTACAACAGCGTCGAACTGGTTGAAGCTTCCATTTTTTAAAGAACATTTTGATCACCTTCTTTTTTATGATGGACTTTGAAACCAAAGTCATTTACCAAGACACTTATAAGATAACTTGTGCCTGAGCCTAAGCATCCTAAAATAAGTAAATTGGCTAAATTATACTCAAATGTAAATAGTTCTGTGTATTTATTTATACAAAACAAAAAGATAGAAACCCAAAAGCCCATACACATAGGGCAATGAAATAACTTGCCAAAACCATTAAGCCATGTTCTCTCGGGGCGAATCTTGTTGAATATTGGTCCACAAACGAGAATTTGTGTAAGGCCATACGCAGCTAAAATAAAATAAACTAATTCCATTTTTACTTGTTTACTTTTTCCTGGAACATACCATAGGCGTTGTTGCCGCTGCCGCCAGTGGGGGAACTGCCATAATAGTTCGTTCCCTTGTGGGGGTCGTGGGGAACTTTACCAAGTTCTGTGGTTTCGTCGTCTGGTGGCTTCGTGAGTTCTTTTTCATAAGAATCTTGATAGTCGTCTACGATGTCACCAAAATGTAATTCATCTTTTAGAAACTTGGTGATCAAATAAATGGCAATATGAGTGGGATCAACCGCTGGTTGACTTACTTTGTCGGCCAACATTGTTCCCTGTAACGAACCAAAAACGTTTGAGGATCGAACAGAGCCGTGTTTACAGATTCCCTTTCTTGTGAGGAAGTCAAACAGGCGAGACTGGAGGGCATAAATGTGATCCGCATATTCTTTTTTAGGAAACGTGAGGACACGATTTTCGTCAGGAGAGATCATGATATCGATATCTGGATGGTCAAGAATAACAATATCTCCAGCGATATTCTTCTTGGCTTTTAGTCGTAGTTTGGCATCTATGGGATCATCGATTTTAAGTTTAATCATTGGTGGTGATCTCTTTTATTAATTGTTGAATCTGCGTGATCTTATATATAAATGTCTCATTTAGGGGACTTTTACTACTGTTCTTAAGAAACTCAAGAACTTTGCCATACTTTTCTTTCATGTTGACGTCTTTTAGAACTTCTTTGTCTTTGGAATTGATTTCTAGTGTTTCAATTAATCTGCCAATTTCGCGATCTAAGTAGATTTTAAATTCGAGGCCATCGTCTGAAAACGATTTAATATATTTATTGAGAAGATCCTTCTGCTCCGATAAAAGAGTTTTGCTGTAGGTTTTATTGAACCTCTTCACAAATGTATTGATGACTGAATTGTTTATCTTTACTTCTTTCTCGGGCTTAGGAGATTCTTCAGAAATCATATTGTTGATAATCTGCTCTTCTAGCAAAACTTTAGCCTTCGGTTTGAGTTCATCGTTAAAAAGTTGACCGATGCTTGCCAAAAACTTATAAGATGGAACAAAATTAGAAAAAACTGATTTTGAAATCTTTTTGTTAATCTGGGAGATAACGTGGCTTTGCTCTTTGAACAATTCTCTCTTGTCAATCCCAAACCTGCTTGAGAGAGTTTCCTTAAGTAATTTTGAAGCAAACCTTTCGTTTACATTCTTAGTCTCGGCAAGTGTCTTATATAATACAAGATCTTTATAGAGGACGCTTCTCTTGTTGAAGTGTTTTTTCAATAAGGAAACCGCTATATCTCGTTTATCCTTGCTTTCGTTGATCGTTTGCTTGATGACTTCTCTAATCAAAGCCTCGTAAATAAAACCAGTATTTCTTTTTTTGTTATGTTTATTCATCTTCTAATTGCTCCAGGTCATCAAACAATTTTTTAACGCTTTCATTGACTTCAAAGAGTTTGCGCTCTTCATCTTCATAATTAGTATTTTTATTCTCAAAGATTCCTTTATTGAGACCTAATAATTCTGCGGCGTCTGATGAGAGGTGGTTAAAGACTTGTCTTTTTGGCAATCTTGCCATTTCATGTGAGGCTTCGGCCTTCCAGCTTCTTCTTCTAGCTCCGCGAGGTCTGTCATCACTTTTCTTAGGGGAATAAGCCTTTCCTTTTGATCTTCTAGTGATCGTATCCCCGGTCACGGCATCGCGCCATTTGTCGTCACGCTTACCGGCTGGGGCTTCCTCGGCGGGAGGAGCGGCTATCATGCCTTCGGGGGGACCGGCTTCTTCGGGAGCGCCTTCTGCTCCGCCTTCATCTGGTGCGCTTTCTAAGTCCATTTCACCTCCCATATCAGCGCCCATGTCTCCGCCCATATCTCCGCCCATATCTCCGCCGAGGTCACCCATACCTCCGCCGCCGCCACCGGCCATTCCGCCTTCGGGTGCGGCTCCAGCGTTTTCAAGCTCTTGAGCAACTTGTTTGTCGTAGAAAAGCTCTCGTTGGTTGCGAATATATTCTTCGTCAGAAAGCTCAAAGATATTTTCTGCGATCCATCGTTTGCTAAGGAAGCCTTCAGGAACTGAAGTCATCACATCAAACTTAGTTTTCCAGTGTTCCAGTTCTTGCATTTCCGCAATCTTTGATGGGTTGTTGAGTTTAAGTTGGAATTTCAAAAGATCCTCTCCTCTAAATCCCAGAACGTATAAGTGGACAGCAGCAATCTTTTCGAGTTCTGCGAGAACGCATCTTTGTAGTCTGTCGATTGTTCTGGCAAAACGAATGTCTTTTTGAGCTAGGGTTCCTTTCTCTTCGGCACCTTCACCATAAGTTAAATAAGCTTGGGGAATCTTTAAGCCAGAGAACATCTTGTCTCTTAGATATTTCACGTCGTCAATGTCGCCGGTATATGAACCGCCGTTGATACTATCAATTTTAGTTTGTGAGGCGCCTCCGCGTACAGGTACATAATAGTCCTCTTCAATTGACATTGGGTTATATCGTAAGTCGACTTGGCCGCTTGCTGGGTCAATAACTTGATTTCTCTTCATCGAAGTCATGAATCGTTGCATAAACTGCTCGACTTCGCTAGGAGGGATATTGCCAACATCAACATAAAATACTTTTCTTTCTGGAGACCGCACAATGCGGTAAGCCATCATTGCATCTTCAAGCAAAGTAAGCTGTCTCCAAATGCGGCGTACCGGATCAAGAACAGACGTTCCATAAGGGGCAAATTTGTCGTTGCCTAAGATTCTAAAGTGGGCGCACTGCCAGTTTTCGAAAGTAATACCGGCACTATTCCACTGAAATTGTACATAATTTGGATTTTGTTTGTCCTCGCCTTCAATTCTTTCTACTTCGCGAGAGGGGAGACCGATAACTTGTTTAATTCCAAGCTTTTCGTCGATGTCCAGGTACAAGTAGAAGTCGCCATACTTACACATTGTTCTCGCCCAGCCAAACAAATTGTAATTGATGTTCAAAACTTGATTAAAAAGGATCTTTAAGATGCCTTTAATTTCTTCGTTGGAAGACTTGACTGATAACATGGTGTTATAGACATTAAAAGTGGTCATTTCATCAGAATAGATGTCCAAAGCAGAGGCGATCTCTGGCGTGAATTCCATTTGGTCAAAGTCGTTATATCTTTGAAGGCGGCTTTGGGTTTGCATCGCAAAACTAGAAAAGTTGTTGTAGGGGTTATAATCGTATCTTTCAAACTTCTGCCCCATAACATCTTTGAAGGTATTGGCATATTTGTCCATCCTTCTTCGTCTAAGCTGACGAGTGCTTTGGGAGCGATAGTTGATAATTGGGCCTGAAAATAACCTTGTTAATCTTTTAAACAGGGCTGATTCAGAGTTCTTGGTGTTTTTAGCTTGGTCGACCATTTTTTATCCTTTTATAATCCATAAGTTTTCTTTGATTTTTTGTTGTTCGTCAAAGGCTCTTTCTACCATCGTTGATTTTTGCATACCTGGAATCTTTGTACTCAACTGAGTGTCTGATTTAATAATTGAATTCATAAATGCCTTTTTGTACTCAATTTCTTTTTTGTTTTCTATGATAGCAGTATCTCTAACCCAACAACCAATGGAAGCTGCCATAACTAAATCATCATTGTAGTTACGCTGTGCTTCGGGGCGACCATTTCTCCAGATGAACGTGTCTAGTTCACTCGCTAATCTCGTAGAATAAATAGTTAATACTTTATTTCTAATAAATTCTTCGAACTTAGCGATAATCAAAGGTCGAGTTTTTTGTGACGTGGTGAACCCTGGAATAACTGAGGAATCTCCTTGCGCTGCGTATTGTTCTACATAGCTATGAGTTCCTTTCCTGGAGAAGTAGATATTTTTGTATTCCTTCTCGATTAGTTTATCTAGAACATGAAAGCCAACAGAGTTGTTTTCAACAACAAGCATTGCTCCATTATATTCATTGCCAGTGGTGTACAGTATTTCTGAGAATAGATCAGGAGTTGGCTTGCCTTTGTACTCGCAAACGATTTCCATCGTTTCAAGATTAAAAACGTGGAAGGTGCTTGAGTCCATTCCGTCGCCTCTGGCTACATCTGCTACAAGCAAATAAGTGTTGCTGTCTGAAGGTTCTTTCCAAATCCAAGTGTTTCTATCAAAGCCGACTCTATATTTTGGTTCCATAACGGTGGCTTTGATTCTCACAATGTCGTCTGGATGGATTACGGTGTCACCTGAAGTATTAAAGTTACATTCATACTCTTGAGCGATCTGTCTCTGGCTCATATTTTTTGTTTCAGTGTCGAACCATTCTTTATCTCTTTCTGGGTGTTGGTCCCAGAATAGTCTCACTGGGTAAAATTCGTTATCAGATGCTTCTGCATTAACGTATGTTTCGTGGAACCAGTCACCAACACCATTTGGCGTAGAAATGGCGATGCAACGTCCACCAGTTGAGATTGTAGGGTAGAGGCCGGTCCAGAGGTCTTCAAGGCCCTCAATGTGTGCCGCCTCGTCTATAACG